CCGGCCCCCCGGATGGTTGGGGGGGGGCCGGGGGGGGGGGGGGAAAAAAAAAAGGGGAGCAAAAAAAAACCCCGCCAGGGACTGGGCTTTTCATTTCGTTAAAAAGCCCCCCCTATGTCACGGAGGGGGGGGGGGGGCGGTCGAGCGCCTTGGTTTGAAGTTCACATGGCTGCCAATCCTCCGCGTTGAATGATCTGAAAAGACGTTGGCCAGCGGCCAGCTCACCACTGCCCAGGTGACGGGCTTTGCGCTAGGCTGAGCGCTCTCACACAACGCAGCCTGCAAAGGAGGGCGATCTAATGCCGACTTACAGCATCAAATACGATCGAGACATGGGGGATGGACTGCCAAAAGCTTACGAGGCAGCACGCGCAGTATCAGAAGGGGACGTGATCGAGCTTGAAAACGGGATGTGGCACGGAGTCAGGCAGATTCGAAAAACTCAGAAAGGTAATCAGCTAGTTCTTTCTGAATCTGGCCAGAGCGCTCAGCAGGCAGAGCTTCTACTAAGGCAGCAATTGTCCGAGTAAGAACGATAGTCGCGAACTTATTGCAGCTTTCTGCACTGACAAAATCAGTGCTGGGGTACATCAGAGCCATTCTTGTCGCGAGCCCAGGCTGCCCATTGCAAGCGAGGGTCATGAGTGCCGCCTCGATTCTTCCATTAATGCTTGGAGGTTGAATGGTCGGCCGTCCTGGTGAATCAGGGTGTGGGTGGTGCATGTTCATACTCCTTTTTTCTAGCCTGCTAAATGATGCTCTGTTTAGGCGATAAGGCTTGGCCGTTCCGCCTGGCGAAGCACTCGAACCTGGGCGGTGCGGCGCTCAGGAACCCGGCGATCACGTCGCATAGCGTCGTCACCGATCATTGAGTGCATGGCGATCAGCGCGGCCAGGGTGATGCACATCGGCGAGATGATCTGGCGGCGCATGGCCTCGGCAACTGCTGCTGTCTGCCGGTTCACACCGAGCTTGAACATGGCGCAGGAAAGCCGCTTTGCCACGGTGCAGGCTGCCACGTCGAATTGGCGGGCAATCTCCTTGGCTGTCTTGCCCTGGGCAGTGCCCAGCAGGTACTGAAGTTCTTTCGGCGCAAGGCCTCGTCCGAGGTGACCCTTCCATGCGCCGCTGACGATTGTTGCTTCCATCAATGTGACTCCCGGTTGGTTTCCCGTCTGGCCCTGTCACCAAGGCCAGCCAGTGAAATCTTCCGTTCTGTTTAAAGAGCTTGGTCCAGTCGGTCCCGTTTTCAGGGGCTGGGAGATCACTTCGCTGATCCCGTGCTATCTGGCGGCTTCACCAGTCGTGTATTGCCGAGAGCTGCTCGGCGATGGAGTGAATTTAGAAAACTAAACAGAGTTCGTCAATAGTTAATTTAGATATCTTAACTATTTTGGCGGCGAGGTACGCGTGAACGCTGATTGCGTCAAGACTTACGCGATTAGAAAAGTTCGGATAATCTGAGTGGATAACTGTATGCATATACAGCAATCAAGGAGCAGCTGATGGCGAGCCCGCAGAAGAAACCTCAACAGCAAACTCCTCTGTCAGGAGTTGAGCGTCTGACGCTCAGAGTTTCAAGCATGATCAACCACCCGATAGCCCAGGACAGGAAATGGGCAACCATCCACAGGCTTGATAGCGATGGAGAGCGTGAGTGGGAGGAGGTTATGGGCGTGCTCGCCGACGTTGACGGTATTGAGATGACTTTCAACGACGAAGATGAATCGGTCACTTTGAGCTGGGAAGCTGCGGCCGATGAAGATCCACGGGTCCAGGATCATGATGAGTTAGATGCGGTTGAAGAGCCCGCGCCTTTCTGATGGGCATAAAAAAGCCCGCTAGGTGGCGGGCTTTTGGTTATGCCTTTCGGGCATTCCAGATCAACAGCACCTTGGCATGGATCGTCACGTCGTCGATTCGAGCCGTTTGGTTTTCATAGTGTTTGTTGTCGGATATCAGCCTATAGCACTCTTCGTCCATGCGCATTACACGCTTGATGTACAGCTCTCCATGCCAAGTGAGAACGTATATCCCCTCACCGACGAAATCCTTTATCCCCTTGTCGACTATCACAAGGTCTTTGTCGTTGATCGTCCCGGCCATGCTCTCGCCCCAGCCGTTGATCATGCCAAGCGATGACGCGGAGGTATAAGTGACCCCTTTCTCGCGAAGAATTTCCTCGCGCACTACAAGATTTCGAACGACCTCGGTGTAGTCGGGCGGCACATGGCCGTGCCCCATAGCCGCTCGGATATCGTATTGAGGAATGACGATTTCTTCACTGGTGGGTCGAAGACTCGATAGATGGCTTTGGACGAAACTCCCGCCGTGGTCGGCTGGACTATCTGCCTGCTCCGCTGCGGCGAGCATCGTCTCCCGAGCCTTTTCTGAAAGATTCTTTCCAGCCCGAGACGCGAGCATCTTGGCCATCAACTCAACCGTGGACATACCGGCCTTTGTGTCGTCGCTAGATGCCTGATCGGGCGTACCGACGCCATCGGACAGCCAATCCGGCGAGCAATCCAAAGCCTTCGCTAGCGCCAGAAGGTTTTTCCCCTTTGCGCCATTCGTGCCGCTCACCCAGAAACTTACCGTCGCCTTCGATACGCCAGTCAGTTTGCTGATGTCGGTGGCGCTGAGGTTGAGCGCCTTCATGCGTGAGGTCACGCGGTCTTTAAAGTCCATATTTAGGATTCTAAACATTTCATTGTTTAGATAACTTGCCTTGTGTTGTTAAGAACTCTAAACTCGCCAAAGACATTGGAGAGACGCCCCATGACCTTCGACGAAGCCCTGAAACATTTCCGCACCGGTCGCGCCATCGGTGACGCGCTCCGCGTTAGCGGCAGCCGCGTTTCCCAGTGCCGTGCGGCGGGAGGATTTTCGTACCCAATGCAGTGCGTTCTTGAAAAGGAGTCCGGTGGTGTATTAGTCGCCAATCGTGAAGATGACCCGACTCAACCATTGAAGCAGTCCGCCTAATCTGTTCGACGACGCCATTTTCCGCTGAGCGGGGAGGGGCAGCTAGAGATTCTGGATCAGCTGTTAATTCATCCAGTACTCGAATTTCAGACATAAAAAAACCGCCTGGCAGGGCGGTCCTTTCAACAGCTTGTAAAACATAGTGGGGCCATTATGAACACCAACGCCGCTCCAGGCAATACCCGCCATGCCGCGACACCTTTTCAAGAGTTGGAAAACGTGTCGCGACACCAGTTTCATTTCGAAGAGATTGAGCAAATTGTCGGGAGGGCTCGCTAATGGCCCGCGCACGCAATATCAAGCCAGGTCTTTTCAGCAACGAATTGCTGGTTGAGCTTCCTGCGTTTGACCGTCTTGCCTTCATTGGTCTTTGGTGCTTGGCGGATCGGGAAGGGCGCCTCGAAGATCGTGTGAAGCGAATCAAGATCGAACTGTTCCCGTGCGACGACTACGACGTCGAAGCTGGGTTGGCTCGACTGGCTGCTGCCGGCTTCATTTCTCGCTACCAGGTGGCTGGATTCTCGGTCATTGAGATCATCAACTTCCAGAAGCACCAGAGCCCGCACGGCTCGGAAAAGGACAGCACACTCCCTGACATTAACGGTTACCTCACTGTTAACGAACGGAAAAAGAACGTTGTAGTCGCAGGCTCCCAACGAAAGGTTCTTGTGGGCGAACTGTCTTTTAACGTTAAAGAACCGTTAGAGCCTGTTATCCCACCGTTAGATAACGCCCTGATTCCTGATTGTGGAATCCTGATTCCTGATTCCGGATTCACTGATTCTCCGAATCAAGATCAACACCACTCTCTCAACGCGGGCGAAGAAATTCCGGCGGCCGGCAGCGACATGGGCAGTGTCGGAGAAGACTTGCCGCCGGAAGAACCTGGGCCTGCTTTTGACCCGAAGTCCCCTGTCGAGATGACGCTGGATTGGATGCCAGACGCTGATTTGCTCAAAGCCTACTGCGTTCACTTTGGAGTCACCACGGACCTGTTCACCAAGGAGGCGGTCGCCCCGTTCACTGCTCACCACGAAATAACCGGCCTGCTGCAACCCCAGGCCAAATGGGTTTCGCTACTGGTGCGGTGGGTTAAGGATGACAAGAATCGTGACAGCAACGTACGTCCGTTCGTGAAGAAAGATGCGCCATCGCGGCACACGGGTTTCGCTGCCCGCGACTACACCGCCGGCTTAGTCCAGCGAGAGGACGGTTCCTATGCGCTCTGAGAAGGTCGTATCGATTTCTGAAGGCGTGCTGCCGATCCGAACTCAGCCCGCCGAATGTGAGAAACACGGCAAATTCGACCAGAAGGTTACCGTGATCCTTGGGCGAGAGCTTAAAGGGGGGTGCCCTGAGTGCCTGCGCGCGATCGCGACAGATCGAGAAGCGAGCGCCAAGGCGGAGGAGTCGTATCAACTGCGGCTTTCCCTGGCTCGAAAGCTGGGCGATGCCCTGATCCCAAAGCGTTTTCTGAGTCGCACCCTTGATAACTACCAGGAAGAGCATGACGGGCAGCGTCGGGCGCTGAAGTTTTGCCGCCACTACGTCGCGACCTTCGACCAGATTCGCGAAGTTGGACGCTGCATGGTGCTGATCGGGAAACCGGGCACAGGCAAGACTCATCTGGGTGTGGCGATGGCCAACGAGCTTCTGCACAAGTCCTCTCGGACGGCCGTATACCGCACGTTTGGGTCGGTTCTTCAAGCGATCCGCTGCACCTATGACAAGAGCAGCGATAGGACCGAAGGCAGCATCCTGGCGAGCTTGATAAGTCCCGACCTGTTGGTGCTGGATGAAATCGGCGTGAGCAAGGAGCAGCCCAGCGACTTCGAGCTGACCACGTTGTTTGCAATCATCAACGGCCGTTACGAGCGAGAGGCCCCCACGGTGATTATCTCGAACCTCAAAGCTGATGAGCTGGGGCGCGCCATGGGGGACAGGTGCGTTGACCGGTTGCGCGAGGGCGGGCTCATCGTTGTCCCGTTTGACTGGGAGTCGCAACGTGGAAAGGAAGGTTTTTGATGAGTAATGCTCGTTTGGCTCCTACCGATCCGTCTGCATATCGATATGCGGTGCACTGCTGCGGCTACAAGTGGGAGCTCACAGATAAGCCAGACCGGGCTGTCGCGCTATTCGAGCACCCGTCGGCAGCGCTGAAATTTGGGTCAGCGATGTGGCCCTCCACTTTCGAAGTGATTGATGTCGTTACGGGTGAGCGGGTATGCGCATGAAGTCAATGAATCCGTCTGCCGTGAGGCCTTTCACCCCTAAGCCGGCGCGGGCCAAGTCGATCGATCGTGAGGGCCTGGAGCAGGCAGCCTTGATCAAAGAAATCAGCCTGCGCTATCCGGCGGCAGCCAAGCTGATCTACCACGTCCCGAACGGTGGGCACCGGCACAAGCTGGTAGCGATCAAGCTGAAAGAGCAGGGCGTGAAGGCTGGCGTTCCTGACCTAGTCCTGCCAATGGCGCGCGGCGGCTACTTCGGGCTGTACATCGAGTTCAAGGCTACCGCGCCGCATGACGCCGCGGTATCCCCGGCCCAGGACGCATACCTCCAGGCGCTAACCGATCAGGGTTATCTGGCCATCGTCTGCCGCGGGCACTTCGACGCCATAGAGGCTATCCGGGCCTACCTTCTCCAACCTCAAACCAAGGCCGCCGCATGACCCAGACAGTGCTCACTTCGTTTACCGATGCGGAGATTCGCCGCCAGGCCGGCAATACCGCCGTCCGTGACCTGCGTGACGCGCGCTACCCTGGGGTGTATTTCCGTTTCCACCGAAACCGTGAGCGCGGTACCTGGTATCTGGTGTCGGGCAACAAGTGGGAGAAGATCGCCGCTTTTCCCCAGCTTCCCGTGAAGGGCTTGGTCGGCGCCCTGCCAAAAATCCGTGAGCGCCTGGCCGCCGATCCCAAGGCATCAGCCGCGGCCGGCACCCTGCAGACCGTTGGCCAACTGCTGGACTGGTTCACCGCCCGCCAGGCCGTTGACCGCAGTCTGTCGTCCAAGCGCCGCTCTACCAACACCTCGATCATTTCCTGCCACCTGAAGCCGCGGCTCGCCGATATCGCCGTGGAAGACGTCGACCGTTCCACCCTCGACAAACTGGTGATGTGGCCGATGCAGGCTGAAATGTCCCTGTCCTACGTCCGACTGATGTGGGGAGTGCTGGTGGTCGCGTTCCGCCAGGCCGAGAAGCTACGCCTGATCACCGCCAACCCCATCGCCGGGTTCAAGTTCACCGACTTCACCAAGGCCCGCATCCAGCCGAAGCCGTCTCGTCTGCGCTCCGTACAGCTCGAGGAAGTGATCGGCGAACTTGCCGCCGGCTTCGACCAGCACCCACAGGACTGCATGCTGGCCCTGATGATGCTGTGCCACGGCACCCGCGCCGGCGAGACCAGGCAAGCGCAGTGGTCCCACTTCACCCTGGGTGAGCAGGGCGAGTGGTTCATTCCCACCGAGAACACCAAGACCCGCTGCGAGCATCACTTGCCGCTGACCCACCAGGTGTGCGCGCTGCTGGAGCGGTACCGGGACTGGCAGTCAGCTAAAGGCTACAAGGGCACCTACGTGTTCCCGGCGCGGGGCCGTGGGCCGATCAGTGACAGCCAGGCCTGCGCAGTGTTCACCAGGCTGGGCAAGGGTGAGTGGACGAGCCACGACCTGCGCAAGGTGGCCCGAACCGGGTGGACAGACCTGGGCGTCGACTTCCTCATTGGCGAGATGCTGGTGAACCACACGATGACCCGCAACGTGCAGACCTACATCCACACCTCGGCCGAACTGCTCAAGCGCGAGGCATTGGTGAAGTGGCATGACTGGTTAGACGGGAAGGGTTTCAACCTGATTCACCGCTCGACCATGACTAGAAACGGAAATTCGCACAATGGCGCCGAGGCCTTGAATGGCGCGGCCTCTAGCCAAATCCAGAAACCATAAAAGGCGAGGTTTAAAAATGATGAAAAAGAGCAGTGGCCCCGCCTTTGTGCGTTGCCTGATACCGATGACCGAGTGCCCCTCATGCCATGGAGCCGGCTTGATACGCGGCGTGTTCCATCAGCTCGAATGCATCGGCTGCCACTCTTCTGGCTTCGTCCATGCCGAAACGCGTGAGCCTCTTCTGATGCAGGACCTGGTGATCCAGTTGGGGCTGAAACTGCGGAGCGTGCGGGCCGTGGTTAAGTCTTTGGAGCGCGGGTCTAGTCATCAAGGTGAGTCCGCCCAGTACAGCCAGAACAACCGCCGCGGCGCCGGCGGCACCAACTACACAGGGGATTGAGCCATGGCCTTCACACCGAGCTTTAAAGAACGCACCGCCGAGGATCTGCTGGAGCATTGGGGCCGCTGGGTTGTGTTGGGCTCTGGTGTGTCGTGCTGCGCGTCACGCGAGAACACCATACTGTCGCCGATGATCACTGACGACGACGCGCTGATGATCGACGGGTTGATGGGCCGGCTGCTGAAGCGATACCCCGAATGCGGTCAGGTACTCATGAAGTACTACACCACCCGCGACAGTTCTCTGATGGAGGTCGGCAAGAAGATGGGCTTCGGCGAAGAGAAGACGCGCGGGCTCTGGAAGGCGGGTATTGCGTGGATTGATGGAGCTTTAGATATTCGCCGTCAGGCTGCTTGACAGCCCCGGTCCCTGCATATAGATTTCAGTTACTTTGCGGTTTTTCCGCGTGCAAAGCCCGTCTCCGAGATGGGCTTTTTGCTTTCTACACTTCCTTGAGCCTCGGCATTTGCCGGGGCTTTTTAGTTTTCGGCTCCACCACACCCATTGCTCCGAGCTGGGAGTGCTGCTGGAGCTGATCTATGTGAGGCTTGCCAATCCGGCGGGCCTTTTTCGTTATGAGGCACAGCAAATGTCCGGCTCTATCCAATCCAGCAATTACGTGCCGGGCGTTTCCGGCTGGAAGTTCAGCGCCCTAACCGGTGACTACGAGATCAACAGTTCGAACATTGCAGTGGGTAGCCTGCCTACTGATCCGCAACCGATCACCATCACCGCCGGCGAGTGGTCCGACTACGACCTGCCGGCCAATGCCGTGGAACGCCACGCCTTCATCGGTGCCGAGCTGGAGAAGATCCCGGCAGAGTGCCGAAATAGCGCTGAGTTCACGACCGAGGACATCTCGTTTGATCGTGATGGCTCGGACTACCGCACCACGCTGACCTACGTTCGCCAGGAAACTCAGGAAGAGGCCAAGGCCCGCCAAGAGAAAGCGAAGGTGTCCGGTACGCGGATCGTGAGCTCGGGCGGTTGCGCTACGATAATTTGCGATGGTGTCGTGCGGGCCAGGTTCGGCAATCTGGACCAGCCAGAGCCCGAGCAGGCTAAACCTTTCAAGGTAGATGGCGACAAGGTCTACATCAGCGAGGCTGCGATCCAGGACGGCATCATCAAGTCACCGTGGCCGATGGCCTGGGGTGTGCGAATGCAGCTCAGGCAGGACGGCAAATACTATGCTGCGGGCCTCGGTTTAGGAATGCCATCGCAGATCCTGGTGTCGGTTGATCGCTTCGCCATCAAGCCGAGTGCAGGCGAAGCTGAGATGATTGATGCCCTTTCCGGCGTGATAGGGATCACCCAGCTCTGCAAGTCAATGAAAGCGGAAGTCGACAAGATGAAACTCGACCGCTTGGCGGAGCAGGGCCAGGTCGACGCCGAACGCCTGCTCAATGCTGAAAAGGTCAAAGACGTGATCCGCGCCGAACTTCGTCAGGGCGGCTTGCTCTGGCGCCGCAGCTAATCCATTCCTTCACTCCCTCACCGGGAGGATATCGAGATGTCGAACATGCCAGATAAGCCAGACACCTGGGCATTGATGCTTGCGTGGCTGAGCCAGCATGCGCCGATCCTTTACCCGGCCGGGCTGTCCTTCGCCATGGCTGTATTGCGCATCACCTATGGTGGTGGCTCGCGCCGCCAAATGATCGTGGAAGGCGTGCTGTGTGGTGGGTTGACCCTGACCATCATCAGCGGTCTGGAGTTCTTCGGGCTGCCGCAGAGCATGGCCACCTTCGTAGGTGGATGGGTCGGCTTCCTGGGCGTTGAGAAGATCCGGTCTATAGCTGACAGGGTCACCGATTTCAAGCTGCCGACCAGGTCGCCTTAGCGATGGCTTGCAGTGGATGCGCCGCCCGGCGTGAATGGATCAATAAGTGGAGCAAGATTGCATATGAACGAGCCAAAGAACTCCTTGAGCGTGGTAACGATCCTTCCCCCGCCGAACCAGAAGCCAGGCAGCGCCCAGATGGCACAGGGCACGAAGGTGATGCTGAGCGACGGCAGTGAGCTGGCAGGCGTGACCGGTGTCACCTTGAAGGCCAGTGCAGGTGGAGTGTGGGAAGCCACCGTCACCGTACTGCCTAAGATCATCCAGCCAGTGAGCGCCGAAGCGCGCATCGTCGAGGTAGACGTCACTGACCTTCAGTCGCAGTCACGTCAGCATGCAAGGGCCGAGGCATGAATACGCTACTTTCCCAGTTCCTTCAGGACAGCCTGGAAGAACAGAAGAGGCAGACGGCAATCCTCGAAAGGATGGAGAAGCATCAGGCGATGCTGATCCAGGCACTGGCAGAGGATCAGGGCGAGCAAGACCCTGATGCCCGCCCACTGACGTACATGGACGGCACCCCGTGCCGTTGAGGCCGCAGAAGCCATGCAATGCCCAGGGCTGCAACACGCTGACCCGAAACCCTCGGTACTGCGATGAACATGCCCACCTACTCAAGAGTTCGACCTGGGCCAAGCCTCGGGAGAGCAGCACCAAGCGCCACTACAACTACAAGTGGCAGCAGGCAAGGGCAGGCTGGCTGGCAAAGCATCCGCTGTGCAGGTGCTGCGAGCAGGCAGGCAAGGTGGTTGCGGCGACCGATGTTGATCACGTCATCCCACACAAGGGCGATATGGTCCTGTTCTGGGATCGGAACAACTGGCAGAGCCTCTGTGGTCCGTGCCACTCCAGCAAGACGGCCTCCGAGGATGGTGGTTTCGGCAATTCCCGGCGCTGAAAGCAAAAAAAACCAGAAAAACCAGTGAAAAACGATCAAATGAGAATGATTCGTGCAGAAAGGGAGGGGGAGGGTCGAAAGTCTGGGCCTTTTCGC